AAGTAATGAATGATCCTCGCAGATTAGAATTAGCACCTGGTGGAACAGGAAGATTTGTAAAGGCACAACAAACGCAAGGTGTGGCGGAAGAACAACATAGTTGCCCACATTGCGGTGGCGAAATGGTCAGTGAAGAATTGATGAATGAAAAGAAAGATGCTTGCTACTACAAAGTTAAGAGTCGTTATAGTGTATGGCCAAGTGCTTACGCAAGTGGTGCTTTAGTCAAGTGTCGCAAAAAAGGTGCAAGTAATTGGGGCAACGGTGGTAAGAAGAATGAAAGTTCTATCCTAGAAGGCATAAATCAAACAGATGAGAGTTTACATGATTGGTTCAACAAAGAAAAGTGGGTTCGCATGGATACTAAAGGAAATATCAAGGGTCCATGTGCAAAAGAACCAGGTGAAGGTAAACCAAAATGCTTACCACAAAGTAAAGCACATAGTTTAGGTAAGAAGGGTCGTGCAAGTGCAGCAGCACGTAAACGCAGAGAAGATCCTAATCCAGATCGTCATGGTAAAGCAATTAACGTCAATACAAAAAAAGAAACTAAAGGTTAAAATAATGTTATCAGATAACTTAAAGGTATTACTAGCAAGCACACAAAGTTTTGCTATCAAGACACAAAACTTTCACTGGAATGTTGAAGGTAGTAACTTCCCGCAATATCATCTTTTCTTAGATACATTGTACCAAGACGTAAATGAAACAATTGATCCTATTGCTGAATATATCAGAATTTTAGGACATTATACCCCTGGCAGTTTAACTCGCTATAGTGAGTTATCAATCATTCAAGATCAAATAAAGATTCCACGTGCCCAATTAATGTTTGTTGAATTATTACAAGATTGTGAGACACTAGGTGAATTAGTTGTTGATATATTTGATGTAGCAACAAGTGAACGTATGCAAGGCATTGCTAATTACATGGCTGAATTACAAGACTTGTATGGTAAGAAAGCATGGTTTATTCGTAGTACTCTTAAAACAGAGCGTGAATAATGAGAGCAAGAGAATTCATTACTGAATACGGTGAGCAAGGTTCACGCTGGACAGGTGATGAATACTATCGTCATCTAGTTGAGCAAGGATACAACCCAGCCGATCTATCTGAAGAAGATTTAGAAGAAGGTTGGAAACAATGGGCTGCGGGTGGTGCATTGGCATTAGGAGCATTAGGAGCACATAATTCGTTGCAAAATACAACAGTTGATCAATCTCAAGTAGCACAACAACCTACAATTACTCAACAAGCACCTGCTGCAATATTAGACGGCACAGAAAAATACATAGCCAATGTAGCAACTCAGGCTGGTATAAAAGGTGAAGAGTTAGCACAGTTTTTAGCACAAGTAAAACATGAAAGTTTTGACTTTACTCATATGGATGAGAGAGGTGGTAGTAATTACTATAAACAAAAATACGATCCACAATTTGCGCCAAAGACTGCCAAGATATTAGGTAACAAACATGCAGGTGACGGTGAACGATATCATGGTCGAGGTTATATTCAATTGACTGGTCGTGATAACTATGCACGTGCCGGCAAAGAACTTGGGTTAGATTTAGTAAATAAACCTGAGTTGGCTGCTGATCCTGCAAATGCTGCAAAGATTGCAGTATGGTTTTGGCAGAACAAAACTAAAAATATTACAAATTTTGCAGATACAAAATCAGTAACACATAAAATTAATCCTGCGCTACAAGGATTAAAAGATAGACAACAAAATTTTGCAGAATATTCAAAATTATTTAAAGTAAGTTAAACATGAAAAAATTATTAGCATTGTTGTTAATGACAACATCTTTTGCCTCATCCGCTTGGACACAACGAGCACCCAATCCACCTCAACAATGTCAAGTACACTCCCCATACGGATTCCCCCAAACGGCAATAGCGGTACAACCCATTTGTCGTCAAGCATATCTAGTTGGATATGATGCTGTTGCAAAATTACCAAAGTATGTAACATATGAATTAATGCCACAAAACGCATTAGGATGTGTAGCAAGAACGAACGCTTTTGCTGCGGATCAATCTATACCAAATGGTCCTAAACCAGATGATTATGCTGGTACCGGATTTGATAAAGGTCATATGAGTCCAGACGGTGATCTATCTTGGGATCAACAAGTAGAGTTTGAATCATTCTTAATGACTAACATGGCCCCACAAGCTGGTTCATTGAATCGTGGCATATGGAAACTATTAGAAACAAGTGTGCGTGGTTGGGCAGTTCAGCGTAATCAAAGTTACACGGTTTATGTTGGCGGAGTATATAATGCACAAGATAAGAAAATCGGCAACGGTGTTGTTGTTCCGCATGGTTATTATAAAATTGTTATCAATAATCAAACCAAAGAAATAGCAGGATGGGCATTCCCCCACGTTGCTCCCTATCCTAACTTAGGTAATGATTTGACTAAGTTTAGATTATCTGTAGTACAGATTCAACAAGCAGCAGGTGTGCATTTTGGATTCCCCCAAGGTGGTAAAGAATTGGCTCCGGGCCAAGAATGGCCCGTTGACTTTGGTAAACTTACACAAGCTAAACGTGCTAAGTGTGGTAAGGATGATGATTAATATTAACACTAATATATCATACTAAATATCAGTATGAACATCACAAAATTAGGCAAACTCGTGGGTGATTGGAGTAATATCAATGATACTTTACTCCAACAAATAAGCAATCTATTCAAACTTAGAGATTGTAATATTAATTTGGATATACAAAAACCAAATAAAGTATCCCCTTTCATTAAGGACAACTTAGAACATTATAATTTGAATAATCCCTTTACTATTAAAAGAATCTGCATTCATTTAACAGATTGGGAACCAGGGCATTTCTATTGCTTTGACAAAGACATTCATACTGGATGGAGTGCAGGGGATGTGTATAGTGTTGATTGGCACAAAACTTCTTATGCTAGTGCAAATGCAGGAGCTTCTGATAGAATCATACTACAACTAACTGGAATAGTATCAGAAGAATCCAATGAATTTTTAGCACGATTAAAAAGATTTGATACATACACCATGGAACTTAAAGAAAGTTCTTGGTAAAGAACACACCTTAGGGCCGTGTAGCCGGCTGCTGGCTGACGAATAGGAATCGCTACCCATTTAGTTCGTCAAAGTGAGCACTTTTGATAAATACAGAATGCTTACAGAACACATCATTATTGAATCCGCTGCACTTGAATTAGCAAAAAAATTGCCGTCATTAGAAAAACATGACTACGATACTATTGACAAATTAATGCAGGATATTGCTGGTAAACATCGTATCACTGGCAAAGCATTACATGACTTGTTTGTAAGGAAATTTCATAAAAATCCTGATAATTGGATCAAAGATAAATTAGATGAAGATGATGCTGAACCAGACTTCTTAGCAGATAATCCAATAATGCAGAAATTCATTCAGTGGTCTAGAGAAAAATTAAATCTACAGTCAGAACCTAAATTTGAATTCAGCTACAATACTGAAGAAGCACAAGAAGGTCATCATACTGGCCGTCATTCCGAAAATGATAACAGTGTTTGGGTATACGTTGCTAATCGTAATATGGTTGACATTATGCGCACCGTTTTCCATGAATTGGTTCATGTACGTCAAGGAGAATTGGGTATGATTAAACCGGGAGATAGCTATCCAGGTAGCCCAATTGAAATGCTAGCAGATATGGGCGCGGGCAAATACATGAAAGTATTTGGCAAAGATCATCCAGAAATCTTTCAATAAAAACATTTCTATGCTATAATGCATAGATGCTTAAACTACTCTTTCCATTGCCAAAGAATATCGTTGTCGCACTTAGTGGCGGCGTTGATAGTGTTGCTATTACAGATTTCCTTTCTCAAAAACACAATGTAACTTGTGCTTTCTTCCATCATGGAACAGAGAACAGCGAACGGGCATTTGAATTTGTTGCTAACTTCTGCACAGAACAAAAACTTCCATTAATGGTTGGAATTCTTAAAAAGAGTAAACCCAAAGAACTTAGCATGGAAGAACACTGGCGCAATGAACGCTATGACTTTTTAGATAGCTTTGGTGATTCTTTAGGTCCAATCATCACTGGTCATCATTTGGATGACTGTGTAGAAACATATCTTTGGTCATCAATTCACGGTCAACCAAAAGTTATCCCATCAAAACGAAACAATGTTGTTCGCCCATTTCTAACAACAAATAAAAGTGAATTCACAAATTGGTGCGAACGAAAATCTATCAATTGGTGTCACGACAATAGTAATGATGACACAAAATATATGCGTAACTATGTCAGAACACATCTCATGCCACACGCATTACATATTAACCCAGGACTACATACTGTGGTTAAAAAGATTGTAGAAAAACAGCAAAATGTTTGACTTTTCTACACAAGGCATGTATACTAATTACTTTACAAGGAGAAACTATGAGTGATAAAATGTTTACCGGAGAGCAAAAGATTAAGTTGACTCAACTTATCAATGAGGGCATGGTAGTCTTACATGAAATCGATACCCTACGTGAGGGGCTAAGTGATACTGTGAAGGCTATCGCAGAAGAACTGGATGTAAAGCCGGGGATTCTTAAGAAGGCAATATCTGTTGCACACAAAGCAAGTCTTGGTCAAACAAATGCTGACCACGAGGAATTAAATACTATCCTTGAGACAGTGGGTAAAACACTTTGAGTTACGTTGATGCTATTCATAGCAGGGATGAGGATCGTATCTATGTGGTGGAACGAGACCAGAACGGAAAGCGTCAATACAAAGAATATCCCACAAACTATGTACTCTACTATCC